AAAAATGTTTTCAAATTGTCTTCTGCTTTTTTGGCCAGCTGATTCTATATTCCAACAGGTATTACATGCCGGGGATTTTACCCCTGTGAGTAAGTCTTGTTTGAGTTGGGATAGGTCGGTTCCACGTGGCAATAGGCAACACGGACTGGTATAATTCTTACTGATTTCCTTGCTATACCATGGCAATACACAAAAAGAGTCCATGATCTATTTAAGAAACATAACCTAAACAAATAAATAATAAAAAGGCCCGTTATCATGCAGAAAAAAACTCGCAGTCTATTAGAAGAATTAAACTCTATGTATGTAGAGAAAGACCGGCGGCACATCATTGAAAATCGCGCTTCTAACATTATTTCTAGTGCTATTCGTTTATTAGAAGAAATTGATTCTAGTTATAGTCCCGAAGCAGCAGAAAATCTCAAACGCAAATTACTAAACGCAATCAGCCAACGTGATCCAGGTAAATTTACTCGTACTGTGAGACGCACCAATGCAGATACATGAGTTAAACAAAAAGCCTCAGCAAATCAACGAAGTTGATCTAGTTGGTCCTAACAGCATTTGGAACGTTGGTCGGCAGGTCATTAAAAATCCCAAGGCTCTGTGGAGTAGTAGCCAGTTAGGTGCTGCCCAGCAGGCCGCCCAGCAAGCGTCGGCAGCGAAAAGTGCGGAAAAATTAGCAAAACAAGGTTATCAAGTAGGTGCCAGCCAACGAGCTCCGGTGACCGTGCAACAGCAATTGGCCGCTAATCAATCAAACCCGGGTGTTCAGCAACAGGTTAAAAATCTAGCTAACCGTTGGATGGTTCAAAGTTCTCAACTTAAACAAGCATTAAAAATATCTAAACCAGTGGTAGAAGCCGCTGCCCAGTTCGATGTTAGAGATCTTTCAAACCCTAAATACGCATCTATATTTAAGGCTATCCGGGCGCAGGATACAGCTAAATCCCAAATCCCCGGACAGAATACTGCCCCCGATACTGCATCAGACCAGGCTAAAAAAGATTTAGAATTAGAGCGTGAACTTAGTGGTTGGAAAGACGAATTTCAAAAGTGGAGCGATCCGTTACTGAGAACCAGCACCGGTATTGATATGAACACCGTTCGTCAAAATCAAGAAACTGCCAAGATTCTTGATAGTGCAATAACCAACGTCGCAGTGGCGGCCCGAAGCGGTAACCCAAAAGTAGAACAACAGGCCGTGGAAGAATATTTGCAAACAGCCATATCAGCCATACAAACTGCCAATCTAAATTCTCAACAACAGCAGCAGACCACAAGGACTCAAACAACTGGCGCAGCCAGTGCTGGTGAAGAAGATCAAGCGGTCTTAAAAGCATTGGAAAAATATGGGCTCACTAAGGCCAATCTGGAAGGCATGGGCAAGGAAATGATTGCTGCCGCTCAAGGTAACTCCACTATTAAAAATACCGGCAACTCAGTATTAAATGCCATTGCTCGACTAGCCGGGATGACTGTACGATGAAACTACTCGAAGGTGGCAATGTATTCAAAGATGCTCAGGGGCAACCCTCGACTCAGCGTATCAATCAAGCCGATGTGCCGGCCACTGTTCGTTGGGTTGAGCAGGCCACCGGCATTGAATTCCCCCAGGAACGATGGCTAGGTTCAACTGGACGCAAGGCCACATCAGGTGACATGGACCTGGCAGTCGATACATCAGAAGTCAGCAAAGATCAATTGGCTGCACACCTTATAGATTTTGCACAGAGCCAAGGACTAAATCCCAGCGACTATGTAAAAAAAGCCGCAGAAGTGCATTTGCGCACTCCCATCGCCGGCGATCCTAAAAACGGATTTGTGCAAACAGATTTCATGTTCTTCCCTAACCTAGACTGGGGCACATTCTACTACAGCAGTGGCGCCAACACGGCCTACAAAGGCATGAACCGCAACGTGTTAATGAGTAGTATTGCCAAACAGGCAGGACTCAAGGTAGGTGCCAATGGCATGTTTAGTCGTGCCACTAATCAGTTGGTGCCCAATGGTCAAGATCCCGACTATGCAGCACAGGCATTGTTAGGACCCACAGCCACTAGAGAAAATCTAAGTACCGTGGAAAGTATCTATGCTGCTCTGGCACAGGATCCGCAGAGAGACGCCAAACTGGCCGACTTCCGCGAATACCTAAAACGTGAAGGACTTAACGAGCCTACACTAAAAGAAAATGACATTGGCTTCTTGGGTCGTCTGCGTGATCGCATTGTTAATCAAGGCATGTACGCCCTAATTGAAAGCGAAACATTAACTGAGGCAAAGAATCCTCGCATACCCTACATTGAAGATCTAGTATTCCAAAAGGGTCTTGCTGGTGCTCGCGAAGCTGTTAATATTATTAAGCAGACCGCCGACAACACTCGTCAATATGCTACAATTAAATGGGACGGGTCACCGGCTGTGATTTTTGGCCGTCGCGATGATGGCACTTTTGTTCTCACTGACAAGGCCGGCGCAGGTGCTGTGGGCTACGAAGGCCTAGCCACTAGTCCAGAACAAATTGCCAGGATCATGGCTCAACGTGATCAGAATGCAGCAGCCAAGGGTAATCGAGCTGATAGAGTTAAAACTCTGTTGCCCATGTATCAAGAGTTGTGGCCTTATTTAGAAGCGGCCACACCTAAAAACTTTCGTGGTTATTTTAAAGGTGACATGCTCTATAGTTCCGCAGATCCTGTGCAAGCAGATGCTGGCAATCTAGTATTTCAACCTAACAAACATGGTGGTATTCAATATCGAATCCCCGAAAACAGCCCGCTGGGACAAAGAATCAAAGACAGCAAAGTTGGCCTGGCCATACACACCTATATGGACGATCCTGTTGGTGTAGAACAGCCGGTCACGGATCCTGAATCCCAGTTAAAGAAAGTGCCTGGGCTGATGGTCACAGCAGCCACAGTCAATAATCTGCAGAACTTAAAACTCAACAGGCAAATCATGAGCGAGTTAAGCAGTTATGCCCGTGGCGAAAATGCACAGGCACTGCAAGGCCTGTTAAATCCTGCAGAACTACGTGCAGCACAGATCACAGACTTACCAGCCTTAATGGAAGAGTTTATCAACAGCCTCAAGGGCACAGATTATTCTGAAGCAACACCAGCGGCATTTGGGCGCTGGCTACAGACAAAAGTGACGCCGCGCAAATACAACAACATTGTGGAATACCTGCAGAGCCCAAGATCTAATCTATTGGGCATGAGCGTGGCCTTTGCCATTTGGAACAAACTACACGAACTTAAAATAGATCTACAGCGACAACTAGATCTACAGCAGCCCGGGCAAGAAGGCTGGGTGTTCAGCACTCCCGCAGGACGAGCTAAACTAGTCAGCAGAACCGCTGGGGGATTTGCAGATCCTGCTCGCAAAGCCGCGGCAACGACATAATTTTTTGCCATTTTGATAAATAAAATTAGGTCCATTGTGACCACATATTAAGGAGAATTAAAATGGCATATTTTGCTCGCGCCAATGGCGACTCACAACCAGTATTTGCACTCGACACACGCAACGGTCCCGTTGCACCTTCTACATCGTTGGCTGGCCAACCAGTTCAACCCCAAGGTCCTAAACTAGACTTCTTCCGCGCTGTTGCTAACACCAGCATCAACGGAGAAGGCGGTGTTGCCGAGTACGTGGCTAACGTAATCCAAGCTATCCAGCAAACTTCAACAGTTGCTATGTACCAAGTTGATAATACAGCTCTTTCTGTTGCTGTTTACCCAACCGGTGCTTTTGCTGATGCTGCTACTTTCCTAGCAGCCGCTAACATCGCTTGGACTGGTATCCAATTGAACAGCGCCACAGACAACGGTTTCAAACTGTCTGCCTAATCAAATCTTATTTGATTCAAGAACCCCGGATATTTCCGGGGTTTTTTATTGACCGTTAAATAACGTGTCTTATGCAGATACGTTGTCAAACAACTTTTAATATCACAAAAACTGGTACCACAGGGCGGTTTAAACCAGACCAGCTCCCGTTGGAAGATCATGCTGGCAATAAGGTCAGCAGTCTAGAAACCTGGACTAGATCTAGAAATCAACAGCGTAATTTAGAAACAATTATTCAAGTTTTAGAGCTCAGGACTCAACTGTTTGATTTGACTGAGCCTGCGGAAAAGAGTGGCCGTTGGTCCTTTGAATTTTCAGTTGAATTTGAAGGCATATTTCAGCTGGATCAAGATATATTTGGAACTCTAAAACAAGACTGCCAGGGTGTGCCGATGCTGTTGGATCTTGGGGAAAAAGATACAAAGATCCCAACACTGATCACACAAGGAGCCAAGCAAAATATTTGGTTTGAGTTGGTCCCGTAGTCTCGTATCATTTATAAAAATCTTCGGTAAATAAACTACGATGCAAAGTTATAAAGTAGAAAGTTGGGTTCAAAAAGAATTTCAACAGATGTCGTCTTTTTTGTTATGGAAAAATGAACGGGGTGAATACGAAGTATTCGGTAGATATAAAATAATCCCGGTAAAAAATGGATTTAAAGTTCACTCTAATAATGATGATGAGCAAGGATTTTTTAGTAGCACTCGTACTGCTATTTCATGGTGTATAGCAGACAAGTATAATAAACTTGATCTAGCTGATCAACTACTGCTGTTGGATAATAGGTTAAACAATATCAGCAATGATATTTTTGTTAGGTTAGGCACAGCACACAAAAGTCGAAATGCTGACACAAAAGAAAATATAGAAACAAAATTAGAAACCAAAATCTTACATAAAAAAGAGTTAGAATATCAACTTGACAAATGTGTAGATTGGGCTAAATACTTACAGAAAAAAGGATTTGAAAATGAAACTTCAAGAGCTGGCACCTCCACAACAATCAAAGCAAACCGCTCGGGTCTTTGAGAGTTATTTTAATCAAAGCATCGACTTTGACCGTTTGTCACGGACACAGGCTAAAACCATGTTGGATCGTATACGCGGTCTGATACAAGAACATCGTCGGCAACCTGAATTCCATCATAGCGAACAAAATCCAGCTTATTTAAAGTTGATTGTTATGGAACAAGGGTTAACTGAGCGCATGCGTGAAGCAGCTTTGTTAAGTGAAGCCAGCGAAGTTCAACAAGCACAGGTAGTTTTGGCCGCACAAGACATGGTTGACAAAATGCAAAAAATGCTTGAAGAAGTTTCTGCCATGCAGTTTAAAGATCTTCCTGCCCTGGTCGACTCGATTAAAAATGAAGTGGGTCAACAACAAGCCAATCAGTTTAATGCCGATGCAACTGCGGCATTGTCTGGTTTGATGCAAAATCTTCAAGGATCTAAACAGCAGTTAGATGCTGCCCTTGGTGTGGTCACCGGCCAAGATGCTGGCATGCCTGCTGACATGGGCATGGCTGCTGATGCTGACCTGGGAGCAGCCGCAGATTTGGATGCCGCAGCAGCTGATGTCAGTGCCGACCTGGACGCAGGTGCTGCTGATCTAGAAGCAGATGATGAAGAAGCCGCCGCTGACAAACTTGACCTAGGACGCAGTCGTCGATAATGTTAATTCGTGAGTTTGACGAAGGAAGTGCCACTACAAAAAAACTAGCGGCACTTAGTGATTTTCTAGCAGGTCGTGCCGAAGATCAAAATGCCAAAAAAGAAATTAGCAAAACGGCATTTATCAATGCGGCCAAAAACCTAGGCATTAATATCAACGAACAAACTCTAGCCGAATTAGTTGCCAAAGAGCCACTTAAAAACATTCTTGAACCGATTGAACCAAATTCGGATGTTATTCGGTACAAAGGCAACACCGAGGTCGACACCGCAATGAATGTTGACCAAGCCGAACAAATTGTAAATAAAAACGCCAAAGCGGCCATGCGTCGCGCCATGAATAAATAATCAAAACAGCCAACCATTGGTTGACACAGGCCGGCATCTATAGTATACTGTATTATAGTGCCTGTAATATTGATTTTGGCAAAAGGATAAAGATATGATTGAGCTTACTGAATCAGCATTGTCTAAGATTTCCGAAATTTTAGCAGAAGAAAATAACCCCAACATCAAACTGAGAACATTTGTTCAAGGTGGCGGCTGTTCAGGATTTAGTTATGGATTTACTCTAGACGAGGAACAACACGAAGATGACTTTGTTGTTGACAAGCCTGGGGTGAGTGTTCTAATTGACTCAATGAGCATGCAGTATCTTCAAGGTGCTGTAATCGATTATAAAGATGATTTGACATCTAGTAGTTTTGTAATCAATAACCCGAATGCCACAACCACTTGTGGCTGCGGTAGTAGTTTTTCAATTTAATTATGGCCTATTCAGACAAAGTTGTTGATCACTATGAAAATCCCAGAAATGTGGGTAGTTTTTCTACTAGCGATATCACCGTTGGCACTGGTATGGTTGGTGCACCTGCTTGCGGGGACGTAATGAAACTACAAATCAAAGTAGAAGATGGAGTAATAGTAGATGCAAAATTTAAAACCTATGGATGCGGAAGTGCAATCGCCAGCAGCAGCCTCCTTACCGAGTGGGTCAAAGGAAAAACGCTTGACCAAGCGGGAACGATTACTAATAGCGCAATTGCTGAAGAGCTTGCCTTACCACCGGTTAAAATACATTGTAGCATACTTGCAGAAGATGCTATCAAAGCCGCAATAGACAATTACAAAGAAAAGCATAAACTGTAAGACTTTGTGGGACCACTCAACGGATTAAAAGTAATTGAATTAGCTGGTATCGGTCCCGGACCAATGGCCGCTATGTTGTTGGCTGATATGGGCGCCACAGTACTGCGTATAGATCGCACGGAACCAAGCAATCTTGGTGTGGCAAAACCAATAAAATACGATTTGTTGCTGCGCAATCGACGATCTTTGCCATTGGATTTAAAACAACCTGCAGCAGTTAAACTAGTATTAGACCTAGTCAGTCATTCTGACATACTGATTGAGGGGTTTCGGCCAGA